TTCTGACCTTGGGTCCAGGCGCCCGTTGCCTTCGCGCTGTCGAAGGCCGCCGCATCGGCGTCTTCGACAGCGCGAAGGCAACGGGCGCCTGGACCCAAGGTCAGAAGCTGTATTGGGACAATACGGCGTTCAACCTCACCACGACGGCGACCAACAACACGCTGGTCGGTGCGGCGGCGCAGGCGCAGGCATCGGCCGATACGGTCGGCCGCGCCCTCCTGACCGGCCAGATCGCCGCGTAACCCATGGACCCGTTCGTCGCAGCGCTGGATGCGCAATTCCACGCACCCGGTTCTGCGGCGGCGGTCTATGATGACGGGGACCGGCCGTGACCCATTGGGACGCGGCCATGGCAGCGATCGATGCGGCCTTCGCCGATCCTGAGCCGCTGGTCTATCTGGTTGCTGGTGCTTCCGTACCGCTCGCGCCGTTTCAGGCTATACGCACGGACGGCGAGGCGACATTCGGCGGCGGGGTATCGTCCCCCCGCACGTCATACGAAATCAACCCGATTTATGTCGCGCAGCCGAAGCGCGGCGACAGTTTCGAGCATCGCGGCCGGCGCTGGAAGGTGGAGGAGGCCAACTGGCTCCCCGCCGTCAATCGGTGGGACGTCCGCGTATCGGATGTGGGCCCGGCCACCTGACTATGTTCGGGTTCACCGCCGAGGGTTTCCGCGATCTCGACCGTCAACTCGAGCGGCTCGAGCGCACCATGGACGAAGACCGGCTCCGCACCGCGCTCCGCCAAGGTGCCCAGCCGATCGTTGATGAGGCCAAGCGCCTGGTACGCGTCGACACTGGTCGGCTGCGCGACAGCATCATGGCCGTCGATGACCGCGATGGTCGCCTATACGGCAAGCTGAACGGTGGTGACGGCGTGTCCGTCTATGTCGGGCCGGTCGGCTCCGATGAGGACGGCGATGTCTATTATGCCAGGTTCCAAGAATTCGGCACCGTCATCATGCGGGCCAATCCCTTCATGCGCCCGGCCATCGCCGCTAAGCGGCCAGAGGCTGAGGCGCTTGTGCAGTCGATCCTGACGCAAGCCGCCATGGAGGTGCTGCGATGACGCTCGAGGACGCCATCGAGACGCGGCTGCTGGCCTCAAACGATCTGACCACGCGCATCGCTGATCGCGTCGGCTGGACCCGCCGCCTGGCCGGCATCCCGGCAATCACGCTGCAGGTCATATCCGATCCGCGTCCCCAGCATTTCAAAGGCTTCCAGCCAACCCGGCCATCGCTGGTGCAGCTCGACGTTTGGAGCGCCGACCCGCGAGAGGCTGCTGCGATCCGAGACCTGTGCATCGCCGTCCTCGCGCCGGCTGAAACCGTCGAAGACGTCCGGTTCCAACGCGCGATGATCACCAGCATTCGCTCGGGCGCCGAGCCTGATCGCAGCGGCGATAGCCAATCCTACGCGGGCGAAGTGCACCGCGAGAGCATCGACTTTTCCTTCCTTCACAACGCCTGAAAGGGACAATCATGGACGCCAACGGCAATAGCGAGGCCCAGTCCGGCTGGGGCTCGGGCTTTTTCATGGGGCTGACCGCCTCGACGATGATCGAGATCTCCGAAGTCACCAAGATCCCGTTCGCCGAGGAGAAGGCTGGCACCTTCGAAAAGACGCATTTTAAGTCGCCCAATCGCCGCAAGGAATATGGTGCCGCGCTGATCGAGCCGGGCGAGGACACGCTGGAGATCAATTACATCCCCGGCTCGCCGACCGACCTGCTGCTGACGGCGGCTCATAACAGCGGTGCACCATATATCTATGAGACGTACCTGCCCGCGCCTGGCAACAAGTGGTGGAAGGTCAGCGGCTATCTGATCGTCCAGTCGCGTGGCCGCTCGGTGCCGATCGACAACGGCATGAAGCAGATGGTCAGCGTGCGGTTCACCGGGGCCTCGTCTGAAGCGGGCGCGACCGCACAGCGGACCGTCTCGGCCGGGTCGGGCTCGTAATGCGCGGCGGGATCGTCTTCGACGCCGGGGGGCAGCGCTATACGCTGTTCCTCGGCAACGCCGCGCAGTGCGCCGTCGAGGAGCAGTATGATCGGGGCTTTTTCGCCGTCGTCGCTGATGCGATGCCCGGTATCGATCCGCAGGTCGCGATGGCGGTCGCGCGGGCGATGCAGACGGGCGCCGAACTGTCTCCGGCTTTGGCTGCCAAAGCCCAGGAAGGTCTGCGCAGCATCCGCCTGAGCGTGCTGCGCGATCTCGCATGGCATGGCCTGCGCGAGCATCATCCCGGCATCACGCTGCCTCAGGTCAGCACGATCGCCGATGAACTGGGCCGTGACGCGTTCAGCGAGATCATCGGCCGGGCGCTGCGCGCGGCGCAGGGTGAAGCCGAGGAGGCGGGGCCCGCTCCCAGCCCGGGAAAGCCCAAGCCGCCGAGGTCCCGCAAGACCCGCGGCTGAGGACTGAATGGGGAAAGCTGGAGCGCCAATGGGCGCGCTTCGGCCTACCTCCTGAAATTTTCTGGAAAATTACGCCCGCTATCATGCGGTCGACGATCCTGGGTCGCATCGATGCCCGACGGGACGATTACGAACTGGCCAAATATGCGGGTTGGAAGGCTATCTGGTTCCATCGTCAGGAGCGGCTCGAGCCCTTCGGCAACTATGCCGCGAAAGAGCAGCCAGAGGCCGATGGCGAGCGCCAACGCCCGGAAGAGATGCTGGCATCGCTCGTCGGCCGGGCAGGCAGTGGAGCGCCCATCCATGTCGAGCTGGTGGACAGTCCCCGCCCGCGGGGCTGACCGATCGCGAGACTCATCACGATCTCTTGGATATGCTCAGGCAGCATAACGGGAGGTTCGGGATGAGGTTGTTTTTAGGCTTAATAGCTTTGGCGTTATCCTGCGGCGGATGCTCGCCAACGTCCAGCGGGGTGGACATCGACTTCAACAATACAACGCCTATGACCGCAGAAGCAGAAAATAAGTTCAATGCCGATAGGCTGGCATTTGTTAAGCGTTTCAATGAAAACGCTCGTATTACTAATGCAAGAATTTCGGAGTATTATAAGCGAGGTGTTAAAGTTTGCGCCAATTTAAAGCGCGCTGGATATCCGGACGGGAACGGATGCCCCCGGCCGAAGCCGAAGTATGTCGAATATCTCAAGTGAAGCAATCAGAAGTCATTTAAGACGCTGGATATCAGCCGCCGTATGGCCTTAGGGCGCGTTATGAATGGGGGGGCATTGTCTCGCAATCCACCTATCCACAGCTCCGCCTCTGATGTTGTCGCTGGACCGCGATCTCTGATGCTCTACAACCTGAGGTAGAGCCAAGTGCCGGGGTTGCCGATGTAATTCAGTAGCCCCGGCACTTCCATATCGGCAGGTCTGGCCGCGCCCCCTGCCCTTTTGATCGAAAACCCATCCCATCTCCGCCGCAGGCTCCGCCCCGCGGCCTATTTGCATGAGGTTCGTCCATGGAAGCGATGCTCGCCAATCTGACCTTTGGGATGAACGTGCGCGACGCCGCCTTCCGGTCTGCCCTCGCGACCGACCGTGCCGAGCTCCAGCGTACGGAGCGCCAGTTCCGCCAGTCTGGTGATGGCATGTCGGCGGCGATGCAGGACGCCGCGCGCGAGATCAATCGCGCTGCGCTGGCGATGATCGACAGCCTGTCACGGGCAGCCGACAAGGTGCGCAATGCCGGGCTGATCATGACGGCGGCGCTGACCGTGCCGCTCGCTGCAGCGGGCAAGGGTGCCAAGGACACCGCGTCTGATTTTCAGGTCGCGATGAATAAGGTGCAGGCAGCGATGCTCGACGCCTCGCCCGAGCAGTTGAACAAGCTGCGCGATGCGGCGCTCGCGCTGGGCCCAGCATATGGGAAGAGCGCAATTGAGGCGGCGGGCGCGATCGAGAACCTGGCGAAGAACGGCATGGACGCGGCTTCGATTCTGGGCGGCGGCCTGGCGGGCGCGCTGGCGCTTGGCGTTGTAGGGCAGACCAACCTTGGTGACGCGGCCGACGCGACGACCGACATTCTTCAGCAGTTCCATATCTCAGCCGGGCAGCTGCCGACAATCGTCGACAAGGTCAGCGGGGCGCTCGACGCATCGAAGCTGTCGTTCGACGGCTACAAGGACGCCATCGGCCAGGTCGGCGGCATCGCCGGGGGCCTCGGCTATCAGTTCGAGGACATGAATACAGCACTGGCGGCCGTTGTCCCGCTGATGACGGGCGGAGCCGATGCAGGCACCTCGTTCAAGACCTTCCTTCTCGCGCTGGTGCCGCAGTCAAAG